CATGGTATTGTAAGTAACGGAGTATTCTTAAACGAAAATAGAATTTTCGGAATTTGTAAAGCTAAAGAAAATGATAGTAACACAACAGACTCTTGAAACATTATTACTTAATAATGTACTCGATTTGAGATTTACGAGACGTATTAAGACTAATGATAAAGCACCAACAAGGAGAATGATTTGCACGAAATCATTTGAACTGCTAAACTCTACGAATGGTAAGATTGTTTTAAACTATACACCACCAAAGCATCAAAAACAGTTAGATGAAGCGAAGTCTAACGTATGCATTGTATGGGATATATTAATGCAAGATTACCGTATCGTTTCAGCCGATCAAGTAGATGTATTGAGGGAGATGCCAGCTAATGAAGGATTCTGGAAGACATTTAATGAGGAAATATACCCTATGTCAACGGATCAAAAAATTCAATTTATGAACTCATGAGTTTAGAACATTATAATAAAATACTACAAAATTTTTTACAATCTAAAGTCATATTTAAATGTGACAATAAGGTATTAAAAACAGGTAAGCTAAAACTATTTAACGTTAAGCAATATTTTATTAAGTTCTATATTGAAACAGACAAGGGCGAAAATAAGGTTCTTGAGCTACCTTATCCCTTTTTAATTGAATATGCTGATACTGGTATATGTACATTAAATTATAAAGTTAGCTCGCTATGTAATAATACACAGCCTGTGCTTGGTAAACTCAAGACCTGCAAAACAAACTCTTCGCATAAAATATATGATAATGTTGTGAGTATTATCTCTTTAAATTAAAGGGAACTCCTATATCATTAGGATATATGTTTACAGGTCTACTTCAGAAATTTCCAGAACCCTTTACACCGAATAAGTCGCAAGTAAAGCTTATTCAAAATATCGAAAAAGCATTCGATGATGGTTATAAGTTTGTTGTATGCAGCGCGCCTACCGGTTCAGGTAAGTCGTTTATCTCCAAAACGCTTGGAAATAATTCAAAAGAACCATCTGATGTATTTCAAGAACTTGTAACTTCGTATCAGATTTATAAGCATAACAATCTCGGAGGTTATCAAAATGCAGACGAAGCTAATGATGAAAAGCCATTCGGAGCTTTTGCTTTAACAATTACAAAAGCTCTTCAAGATCAATATAAAGAGTTATTTGATGATGTTGATGTGTTGAAGGGTAAATCAAATTATCAATGTAATTACGATAATAACTTTACAGTAGAGCAAGGACCATGCGTTCATATTAAAGCTATTAAGGAAGATTGCTGGAAGTGTAATGGTTGTTCATATTATAAGGCACGTAATAAAGCTCTTATATCGAAATTTGCTACACTAAACTATAATATGTTCTTTGCATTACCTGACCACGTAAAGCGTAAACAATATCTTATTTGTGACGAAGCATCAGAGTTAGAAGATCAGCTTGTAAAAGAATTCTCATGTCAAATTAACTTTGATTTTCTTAAGAAGTCGATGGTAATTATTAGACCGTTTCCCAGCGATACTGACTACGGTAAGGTAGGGAAGTGGGTCAATACATTATGCCAGGATATTGAGGAACAGGTAGAAGATTTACGTGATATCATTGCCAATAAGACTGGTAAGATTCCTTCTGCTTCAATTAACGAAAAAAGAAATGAAGTAATTCAATTATTAAATCTTCATAGTAAATTACGCGCGATTGTTGAAACATGGCATGATAGTGAATATCTTTTTGAACGTACAGTAAAAGGAATTAACTTTATGCCTCTTAAAGTAGATCAATTATCCAAGTATCTTTTTAATTATGCTGATAAAGTAATTCTTATGTCAGCAACTATTATTGATCCATCTAATTTTTGTAAAACGTTAGGTATTGATAAGTTTAAGTATATCGAGGCTGAATCCACATTTGATCCGAAGAAAGCGCCTATCTATGCTAACACAAAGATTAAACTAAACTATAATAATATGCAGGCAAATCTTCCTAAGATTGCTGATCAGGTCAGACAGATTTGCGAACATCATGCTAATGATAAAGGTCTCATTCATACACAGACAAATACAATTACAAAGTATCTGCAAGATAATGTTAAGTGTTCTCGTATTCTATATCGCGAGCCCGGTGTACGTAATGAAGAGCTACTAGATATACATTATAACTCAGACAAGCCGACTATTATGGCTTCACCCTCTATGTCGCATGGAGTAGATTTAAAGGATGATTTAGCCCGCTTTCAGATTATCATTAAGGCACCATATTTACCAACAAACGATAAGCGAGTAGAGCGAATGATGAAGCTAGACTTTAATTGGTATATAAATAAGATGCTCAGCTCACTCATTCAAGCCTGTGGCCGTGGTGTACGTTCTAATAAAGATCATTGTGTAACATATATTCTTGACGCAGCTATTGTTGAAAATATCGTTAAACATAAGCATAAGATTCCTAAATATTTTTTGGATAGATTTGTGTAGACTAAAATTGAGACAAAAGATCTTGTTAATTAGTTTATCTATTAAATATTAGTAAGAATTATAATAAGGTTTATAAAAGTATAATTAATAGAGCAAGAAATAGAAAGCTTGAAGGTTATATAGAGTTGCACCATATTGTGCCGCGTTGCTTAGGAGGTACAGATAATTCGGATAATATTGTACCATTAACAGCAAAAGAGCATTTTGTATGTCATCAACTCTTAATTAAAATATATCCTGATAATCGTAAGTTAATATTTGCTGCTTCAGCAATGTCTAGGTTACAAAAAAGTAAAAGACCAAACTGTAGAGAATATAAATGGTTAAAAAATAAATTAAGTATAGCTAAAATTACAGGTAAACATATAATTTGCGTATGTGGGAAGGAAGTCTGGAAAACTCCGCATATGATGAAAGGGGGTAATACAGGTAAATATTGTAGTAAAGAATGCGCCTATAAATTTAGACCACCTGTTAAAAAAAGAAACGGTTCAACGAAATTATGTGAATGTTGTGCGAAAGAGTTTTATTGTTCACCGAGTGTAAAACAAAAATTTTGCAGTTATAAGTGTAAAGGTAAAAATACACCGACTAGAAATCAAGAAATTATTAGTTGTACATGTATTGCTTGTAATATAGTATTTGATAGACCAGCTTGTAGAGTTAAAGGTAAACAAAATGTTTTTTGCAATAACGAGTGTAGGCTTAAATATACAAGTAAGGTATTATCAACCTGTCAAGTTTGTAATAAGATGTATAACCGATATAAATACGAAGAAGATAGAAAATACTGTAGTATGAAATGTTACGGTCAAAGTAAAAAGGTATAAAAAAATGAAAGACTATACATATTCGTTCGAAATAAAGGATTTACTTACACAATTTTTGTGTGCGTTTGATGATGTAGTTATCAAGCGTTATGATAAGGATAGAGTTGCGCGTGAAGATATAGAAGTACGTTATATTCTAGCTCCTAAACAACGGGTAATGTATGATATTGTCAATAAAGCACAAAATCTTACATTACCTGTAGCAGCTATTACAGTAACAGGAATTTCACGCGACACAGCAAGAGTATTCAATAAACTTGATAGCGTCTATAACCCTCTTAGCGAGACAAATAGTAGCAACGTTAAGATGCCTATACCTATTAACATAGAAGTTAGTATGTCAATAATAGCGAGGTATATGCAAGATATGGATCAGATCCTCTCTAATTTTATACCTTACAATAACCCTTACATCATATTATCCTGGAAAGAACCATCCGTTGATTCATCGCAAATAGTTGAGATTCGTTCAGAAGTATTATGGGGTGGTTCAATTAGCTTAACTGAGCCAACAGATACAACGTATTCAGATAAGTTTAGAGTGGTAGCTGATACAAGCTTTACTATTAAAGGGTGGTTGTTTAAAAATAAAAATGATACTTCTAATCAAATATATTTTATAAATTCAAACATCATACCTATTAATAAAAATATGATAATTGATGAAGATAATTATAACAGCTTTTTTGCAGCAGCATCAGGTATTACTGATATAGAGACTATTAGTTTATCCGCTACACCTAATCTTACTAAAATATATTATAATATATCAGGACAAGGTAAATTACACGAAATAACATCAAATTTTAATATTAATAATAATTTTATTAACAATTTTCTTATTTACGGAAATAACTTTAATCATACTACATTAATATTATTAAGTGCTACTAACACTATTAATGGTACACTTACGAGTATTAATTCAAAGTATACTGGAACGACAACAGGCTATATTTTAGATAGTCAGTACTATAATATATTATCTGATAATATGTTAACAATCTCACTACCTACGCTTACAGGAGCATGTAATTTTAATTTTATTGTAAATAACGTATCCGGATGGTCGAGTTCTTATAACATAAATAACTTTACTTTCGCTAACATGTGAATAAATATGTTATAGATGGATGGTACAACTTCGAATCAAAATAAGAACTACACAGGCAATGACGGTCGTTCGTCAACATTTGGTAGAGGTTTAGCAGCGTTTATTCAAAATAAACTACCTTATGCTAATATTATCGACACAGATAATAATCAGCTAAATCCAAAATATAAGATTTTTGCTGATGCAGGTTTAAGAAGAACAGAAGCATTAGCTAAGAATTCTATCTCTATTTCGAATGATTATAATAATTTACCTATTGGTTCGATAGGTAAAGATTCGTCTTTCGGTCAAGTGATGTATGCTAACATCCAGGAAAACAAAGGTGGTAGATTGAGAGATTATAGGATGATAGCTGCATACTCTGAAGTAGCTGATGCTTTAGACGAACTTTGCGATGAAACTATTAATACAAATGACAATGGTGAAGAACTAACACTTAAGTTACGTCACACAGATCTAAACTCACACGATAAGACAAATCTTGATGAAGAGTTTAATAAGTTTACTGAATATTTTGACTTTAAAAATAAAGGATGGCAATATTTTAGACAGCTGCTCGTAGAAGGTGAATTATTCTTTGAGCTTATTATTCATAAAGATTATGTTCAAGAAGGTGTATTAGGCGCTATTAATTTACCAGCTGAGTTAATTGATCCTGTATATAATAATATTCAAAACATGATGGTTAGAGGTTTTATTTATAGAAAACCAATATTTGACCTTAAGCATCCTGACAAGCAAGAAAAGGTAGAACATATACCTCTTGATCAAAACCAAGTTGTATATATTAATTCAGGTGTTATGAATGAATCTAAGACAATGGTTTTACCATTCTTAGAAAATGCACGACGTGCTTATAGACAGCTTTCACTTATCGAGGATGCTATTGTTATCTATAGATTGGTTAGAGCTCCAGAACGTCTTGTATTCAATGTAGATGTTGGTAATATGCCTGCTCCAAAAGCAGAAGCCTATCTTAAAAAACTTATTAGTAATTACTGGTCAAGTAAAACATTTGATATTGATCAAAATGACGTCGTCAAAAAGTTTAACCCGCAATCAATGCTTGATGCTTTTTGGTTTCCCAAGAGACAAGGTTCAGAAGGTTCAAGTGTTAGTCAGCTTGCAGGTGGGCAAAACTTAGGAGAGCTAACTGACTTAATGTATTTTATTAAGAAGCTTTACCGCTCACTTAAAGTACCTACTTCAAGACTTGATCCTGCTGATGCATTTAGGGATGGTGCTGAAATCTTAAGAGAGGAACTCAAGATGGCTAGATTTATTATCAGACAGCAACAACGATTTGCTACTGGTATAAAACGTGGCTTTATTACACACCTACAGTTAAAGGGTCTATGGGATAAGCTTGACCTTACAGATAATAATATTGCTATTGAGTTTAATGTCCCTACAAATTTCTATGAAATGCGTGAAAGTCAAAGACTTGAACAAAAAGCAAGTAACTTTAATGCGATTGCAGCTAACGAGTTTGTTTCAAAGACATATGCTCAAAAGAAATACTTACAATGGAAGGATAAAGATATTCTCGCTAATAGAGAATTCCTTCGTAAAGATGCTGAGCTTCAATGGGAGCTACAACAGATCGCTACGCTTGGTCCTGCCTGGAGAGAGCAAATTATCGCTGCTGATGTAACGGGTGGCGCTGAAGCTGGTGGTGGTATGGGTCCAGAAGCTGGTGGTAGTCAAGGTGGTGGAGGAATGCCTCCTCCATTCGGCGGTGGTGAAGCAGCTGTAGGTAGTGCTCCAGAAGCTGGTAGTGCTCCAGAAGCTGGAGGACCCCCTCCACCAGAAACTCCTACTCCAGCAGCATAATAGATAAATACTTATATGGCTTTAGCTTGTGAAGTATTACCAGTATCTGCGTTTCAATCTACTAATTTAAATAATAAGCTTGAAACGTTTGGAGATTTATCTGATAGAATTAAAAGAGCTCTTGGTTATCCTTTAATTACTTTAGAGGTTCATCAAGATCAACTCTTTCAAAATATACAGATAGCATGTGAATACTTTTCCAAGTTTGCAGGGTTTACCACAGAGTATCTTATTTTTAGTTCTTCTCTATACGAAAAAAATAAAGGTATAAGACTTGATCATCTATTTACTCTCGCTAAAGCTGGACTTACAGATCAGCAAAAAGTAGCTGATGCTCCTGTATGGACTGGAGCTGACTTTACTATTGAAACACCAGCAACAGTTTATATAGCAACATCAGCGCTTAGCACATCTATATTCTCAGGTTCATCAGCTTTATCCAGCGTATTTACTACAGGGTTGACAGAGTTTGAAATTGTAGATCTACCATTATATACAAAAATTGTATCTTATAATCCATCCCTTACAGGTATATTCAGAGAATCTGTATCTAATAAAGTTTCACTACAAGCGCAAGAGACAACCGCAACGCAATACTCCAATGTATTCGACTATGATATAATGGATTATAGAAAGGTAACAGCCGTTGTAGATTTTGAAGAAGGATCTAATCAAGGTATTAACTCACTTTTTACTTTAGAGCAAACATTAGCTCAACAAACATATTTTAGTTACTCAATGGGTAATTATGGATTTGATTTAGTATCATGGTACTCTATGAAAGAATGGATGGAGACTCGTGAGAAGGTTCTTGCAACGCGTAGAGATCTTAAGTTCGATCCAAGAACACAATACTTACAAATGTATCCACAGCCAGGTTCAAGTAAATTTTATGGTGTTATTTCTTGTTATTTGGAAAGACCGTTACGTGATCTTGTTAAAGAGCAGTGGGTATATGAATATGCATTAGCATTAACAATGATTGTTATCGGTAGAGTTAGAGGTAAATTTGGCGGTGTTGCTATCCTTGGTGGTGGTACACTTAATGCAAGCTTATTAGAAGAAGGTACAGCTAAGAAAAAGGAATTAGAAGATATGCTTACATCCGGTGCATCTGCTGGATTTGGGGATTCGGATCCATGTATGTTCTTCGTAGGGTAGGGTCTTTTCTAGAGATTTTATCGTATATGTATCACCGATACCATAAATATTGGTATGAAAAGACATTTTCTTTTATTAAAAGAACATAAAATAACAGGATTAAAATATCTTTGCTATCATAACGGAACGAGAGAGAATTGCTTTAAGTATAACGGCTCTGGCAAGTACTGGACAGCACATTTAAAGAAGCATGGTTATAAAATTAGTACTGTTATACTTGAGACAAAAGATACAAGGGAAGAATTAATAGAATACGGATTAAAATATTCCAAATTATGGGATGTTGTTAAGTCAAAAAATTACGCTAACCTTATAAATGAAGACTGTAACTCAACGAGTGAACCTCTTCAACGTATAGATGTTCGAGAGAAGCGTAATGAGGCATTTAAAGAGGGAATACGTTTATACGGTCAAACCGAAAAAGAAAAAGAAAGGAATAAGATAGCTACAGCTATAATGCAAACACCTGAAGTCCGTAAAAAAGCAGCTAATACTCTCAGAACGAGACTAAGCACAGGTAATAGAACTAAAAAGGAACGACAAAGAAGTATAAATCAAAGTATACGTATTAAAGAATATGGATTTACAGAAGCAGAGATTAAAGCTCAAAAAGAAACAAGCTTACGTCAAGTTGGTAAAACAATGAAAGAGCGTCTCAATGATCCTAATTATATTGATCCACGAAAAGGTAAATCTGCAAAAGAAATATTTGGTGATACATATAAAGGACCATGGAATAAGGGAAAGACAGTAGATGAATTAAAAGGGCAAGATTATCTAGATCCAAGGTGTAAGCCTTTTACAATTACATCACATTTAGGTACATACAAGTATAAAAATGAACGAGAATTTTTATCTGAGACGAAATTCTCACAACCAACATTAACAAAATTAAAACGTAATGGTAAATATGTAGTGAAGCGACAATCTAATACTATACACGGCTTTAAGCATGGTGAAACAATTTATTATAACGAATTAGGATGAGCTCTAAATACAGACAAGGTGTGTTTACACCTATTAATAAAGGTAAATTTATAGGTACAACTGCTTTCTACAGGTCCGGTCTCGAGCTTAAGTTTATGAGATTCTGTGATAATAATCCTAATGTAATAAAGTGGGGGTCAGAGAATGTTGTTATACCGTATTTAAGCCCGTTAGATGGTAGAGCACATAGGTATTTTGTTGATAACTTTGTAACTATAAAGGAAGGTAATGCTGTAAAGCATTATTTAATTGAAATTAAGCCTTCGAAGCAGACACAGGAGCCAAAAACTAAATATAAAAATAAGGAACATCTAATATATGAGCAGTCAGCCTGGATTGTTAATCAGGCAAAATGGGTAGCAGCTAAAGAGTTCTGTAAGAAAAAAGGATTAGACTTCTTAATCCTTACTGAAAAGCACCTTAATTGATAGATTTTAACGTAACTTACATAAATATACATATGGCATTAAAGCTTAATCTACTAGTAGAAAAACCGGCGCTCGACGATCAATTTGAATACGTTGTTGAGGAAAGCAATAGAAATGCACCATCAACTCTTTTTATCAAAGGACCATATATGATGGCAGAAGGTGTAAATAAAAATAAACGTTTATACCCTATTGACGAGTTACGAAAAGAGGTTCAGCGATATAATGAAGAAATGATTATCCCAGGTAGAGCGATGGGTGAACTTAACCATCCTACTACAGCAGATGTTGATCTTGAACGTGCTTGTCATATGGTAACAGAGATGTATGAGGATAATAATGTCTTCTACGGTAAGTCAAAAGTACTTTCTACACCTTGTGGTCTTATTGTTAGATCTCTTATTAATGATGGTGTTAAGGTTGGTATGTCTTCAAGAGCACTCGGTACACTAGAAGAAGGTTCTTCACACAATACAGTTAGAAATCTTAAGCTTGTTGCTGTTGACTGTGTAGCTGATCCATCATTTCCAAAAGCTTTTGTTAATGGTATTCTAGAATCGAAACAATGGGTTGTTGCTACTAATGGTAAATTTGAAGAAGTTTATGAAAACTTCGAAAAATCAATTTCAAAGCTACCACGTAAAGATATGGAATTTTTCCTCCGTGAGCAAATCTTAAAATTCATCCAATCTATATAAATAATAATATGGCAAAAAAATTAGCTAAAAAAGATTATGATAAAGATGGCAATGTCGAATCACCTAATGATGAGTATAAAGGTGTAAAGGATAAGGCTATTAAAAAAGCTAAAAGTAAGAAGGTTTTAAAAGAAGAACAACACACTGAATCTGAAAGTATTGTTAAGTTTATTAACGCCATTTCTTCTAAAAACTACGCACAAGCTAATAAATATTTAAAAGGTATAGTGGATAGCAAAATTGAAAATCGCATTAGCGCATCCCTAAACGAACCTCTCTTCTAATATGAAAGTCAAGAACATACTACCCGACGAAGCAACACAGATTCTCTCAGAAGAATCTCTACAAGTTATTGAGAGTGCTTTCAGTAAGAAACTTCAATTAACTGTTGAAGCTGCTCTTACCGAACAGGACGATCTTTACTCTAAGAAACTCGAACAACTTATCACCGCTATTGACAAAGACCATACAACTAAATTAAAAAGAGTTGTAGAAGCTGTTGATAAGAGTAACGCAGGTAAGCTTGTTAAGGTTGTTAAAAAATATGAGCGTGAGCTTACAACAGAAGCTACGAAGTTTAAGTCTACACTTACAGAAGCGATTTCAAATTATTTAGAAGAGTTTCTTGACGAAGCTATTCCAACTGAAGCAATTACTGAAGCTACTAAAAATAGAACAGCAAGAGAAGTTCTTGGTAACCTCCGTAAGGTATTAGCTATCGATTCTGCTCTTATGAGTGAATCTGTACAAGGTGCTGTTATCGATGGCAAGAATCAAATTGATACTCTTGCAGCACAAGTTGCAGAGCTTACAAAAGAAAATGCTCTTATTAAAGAAAGCTACTTTAAAACAAAAGCTTCACTCTTACTTGAAACTAAGACATCTAATCTTTCCGATGCAAAGAAAAACTATATTAAGAGAGTCTTAAGTGATAAGTCGCCTAAGTTTATCGAAGAGAACTTCGACTACACTCTTAGATTGTTTGATAAGAAGGAAAAAGAAAATATTGAAGTTCTTAGAGAAGAAGCATTTGCAACACGTAAAGTTAAAGCCGATGCTCCCGTTCTAAGAGAGTCAACAGAAAAAAATAAACAAATTTCAGGAAATCCTTACTTATCTGAGCTCCAGAAGTATAAATAATAAGGTAAAGAGTTTTTAACCCTGAACAATGAGGCCCATCATAGTGGCCTGAGTTAATCGAAAGGAAAAATATATAATTATGAGAAACATACGTCCAACACAATCATTTGTCGACAAGACAAGAGCAGACCAACTTCTTGAGAAGTGGGCACCTATTCTTGACTTTAAGTCAGATTCCGTTAAAGAAATTCGTGATGAAAATACCCGTTTGAACACAGCTATGCTACTTGAGAAC